ACTTTTTGTTTAGATGATGGTGATATCTATCAGACGATCAAACCATACTTTATGGCGCGGATTGTGGATGTGAAGGCTTTTCTGAAGCAGTATSGCACCATAAATGAACGCCGGGGCGCTTCAATGACGTGCCATCAATTCACGACCGACCCCGGTCGGCAGAAAATCGCAGCTGGTTTGGTCACTGGGAAGGCGATACAGTACGCGGTAAAACAGGACACTCTGCATTAGTAACATTAGTTGACCGTAAATCACGCTATCTGCTTTCGAAGCGAACGGCCAACGCAAAAGCTGACACTGTTAGAGACGTCATGATTGAGCTGCTTGGTGCCTTACCAGCTAACCGAGTAAGAACAGTGACTCCTGACCGTGGAAGGGAGTTTGCCCGGTACAGGGAGCTGGCAGAACGCCTGAATACAAAGGTCTTCTTTCCTGACCCACACGCGCCTCAACAACGAGGAACTAACGAAAACACCAACGGACTGATTAGAGAATACTTTCCCAAGAACACAGACCTAGACCTTCAGAGCGACCAGGAAATTGAGACTTACATTGAACAACTGAATAATCGACCACGCAAGGTCTTAGGCTGGAAGACGCCATCAGAAGTCTTCATGGGTAAAAAGTTGCACTTGAGTTGACAATTCGTCATACTAAAAAAGCCCTCGGTTGGGGGCCGAGAGCCTGAGGAATAAAAATGAAAAGAGCAGCACATGATTGCATGTGGCTCACAATTATTATATTTCAGGAGGCGAGTAGATGCAATGGACAGATGAACAAATCAGCGGAATTAGGAAGCTCGCCTCTGAAGGCTTTACCAGACGTGAGACAGCAGACAAGCTAGGGATTAGCTACGATGCGCTTCAAGGCAAAGCAAGACGGCTTGGCATCGAGTTCCAAAAACCACTAAAGAATGAATACGATTCAGACGGCACACAGTCCAGCGAAACCATTCTAAAGGTTGTCAGGGGTCACAAAATGACGCCTAGAGAGGTTTTGGAAGCTCATGGGTATGATTACACCAAATGGGAGCTTGTACGTGCCACAAGCAACTTTTGGAAGCAAACGCCTGAAGCAACGTTGTATCAAAGTAAGATACAAATTAGGCCGTTAGTTGAAGCAGAACAATATGAATCATTGATGAATGACATCATCACACACAAGGAGCCGTATCAAGCTAAGGCTCCTATTTTTGTGGAATCAGATCGCTATCTGGTCATTCCTGCTTTTGATACACATTTCAATGGCCACACGTTTGATATCTATGCTGAATCTCTTAAACGGCAACTAGAGATCATTGAACGCGGCCACTACGCCAAARTATTGCTCATTCTGGGCGGTGATCTAGCTCACGTGGAYAAYATCAACTCGACCACAGCAAAGGGCACACARCTCGAAACAACYGACYTAGGCGAGACYGTKAATGAAATGGARCAATACTTCGAGACGYTGATTGAAGCAATYATYAAGAACGCCAATGAGTGTGAGGTCATGTATTGTGCCGGAAATCATGATCCGTCAGTTGGRTATATGTTYGCRCGTCTATTGAAACGTGCCTACAGCAAYCAGMCGAAYATCACTTGGGAYATATCACTGAAGCATTACAAAGGCGCAATGTTAGGCCRCAACTTCATTGGTGCCACTCAYGGWGACAAGGGCAAGAACAACTACCTTGCGAAGTATCTTGATGAGTTTGGATTCATGCTAGGCACAGCACAGAATCGCGAACTGTTCACGGGGCATCTCCATTCAGAGATGAGCAAAGACCTAGGCGGATTCGTTCAGCGTCAAGTGTCAACGCGCAAGCCAACCGATCAGTGGACTGATGACATTGGCGTGGTTGCTCACAAAACGTTTGAGCTGGTCGAATACAGCGATCATGATACGAGGGCGATTTACTATGTTTAAAGAAGAACGTGAGAGTTGGAAAGATATTGAAGGATTTGAAGGCCTCTACCAAGTTAGCAACATGGGCAGAGTAAGAAGCCTTGATCGCGAAGACGCACAAGGACGCCGCAGAAAAGGAAGAGTGCTCGCGGACAAGCACAACAACCGTGGATATCACACGATTGATCTATGCCGAGATGGAAACATTGAATATAAGCTTATCCACCGTCTCGTGGCTACGGCGTTCTTGGATAAACCCGACAATTTGCCGCAGGTCAACCACAAAGACGAAAACAAGGAAAACAACGCGGTATCGAACCTTGAATGGTGCTCAGCGCTTTATAACGACATGTACGGTACCCGCAACAAACGCGTAGCGAAAGCACTTGAACGTCCAATCTACGTGGTGACGAGTTCAGGGCATCGCTATTTCTTTGAAAGTGCAAGAAAAGCCGCGAAACTCCTTGGGTTAGACAGAAGGGCTATGCACAGGTGCCTTAAAGACAAGCACAAACATCACCACGGCTATACATTCGAGTGGGCGGTGTAGGCTATGTCGGGTATGAAAAGAGTCAGTTACGGATATGTAAGCCACACGGAGCAAGCAATCATCGAAGAACTAACGAAAGAGGAAAGACGAACGCAGGCAATTGTCTATGTTAAACCCGGATGTCAGAAGTGCCAGCATACGGTGGCTAAGCTATCGAAAGCGATGAGAGTTCAGACAATCACAGCTGATGAGCGCGATATTGAACGGTTCCGGAAACAAGGCTATCGATCGTTTCCCGTTGTAACCGTATATAAGGCGAATGGCGTACATGACCGCTGGTGTGACTTAAGGGTTGACAAGATCAAACAATACACGGAGGAATGACATGCTATTCGATAATGCTAAAGGCCAAAGTAGGCAATTGTCTCACCGTCAGTTGCCTCCACCAGCACCAGTGCTACCAAAAATGGAAGGATCACTGCCAACTCGTGCCAATGCAACTAAGAAATACAAAGACAGTCTGATTGCCGAAGTTAACGATGCCATTAATCAAGGAATTAATACTACATCCCCAATCTCAATTAGCGTTTCCAAGTACAATCCAGCAGTCGTTAATGAAGTAATCAGTTTGCTAAATAAATCAGGATGGGATGTTACTAGTCTAAATACTGACGGTAACGGTTCCTATTCGACAATCATATTGTCTTAATCGAGAGGCGATTTAGCATGTGCAATTTCCTATTACTGCTCACACTAATATTCGTGCTGGCCAAGCTATTCGGCTTGATTGCATGGAGTTGGCTGCTAGTATTCATGCCGCTAATAGTGATTATTTCTGTGCCGGTGTTGTTTATTGGATTGGCAATTGTCATTAGATTATACGTGGAGTGATGGGCATGACTAACACATCGTATACGGGAGATGTTCACAGCCACGTTGGGCGTGCACACTTCTATCGTTCAGCTGAATGGAAAGCATTGCGCGAACAAGTTCTTGAACGTGACCACTATGAATGCCAATGGTGCAAAGCGGAAGGACGCGTGACTACTGGCAATGACATGACGCTGGAGATTGACCACATCAAGACGCTAGAGGAACGTCCAGACCTAGCGCTTGATCCAGACAATCTACGCACACTCTGCCGCGACTGTCACAACAAGCGACACGGACGATTCAATTACAAACGTTTGGGGAGACCCAAAAATCCGTATGCCAACGATGAGAGATGGTAAAATAACAGACCCCCGGGTCAAAAAATTCAACGCCATTTTGAAATTCGGGGACCGGTGGACGGGCTCGTCTTCCGCAAAAATGCTTCGTTTTTTTCGCGCGAGGGGGGGTACCCTATACCAAAAATGGGAGGTGATAATCCATGGACAAGCTAGATAAGCTTAAAAATAGGCTCTTGTCTCAGATAGACAAGACTAATCCAATTGAAACTGAGAAGGTGGACCGATATGTTTCAATGGTTGACATGTTCTATAAGCTTCAAAAAGAAGCTATCAAGCAGCCAATTATTGAAATTGAGAATGGCAGTCAGCATTTCACTAAATCTAATCCTGCTTTGGCTGATATGAACAAGATCAATGCAAGCCTAATTTCGCTTGGCAAGGACATGGGATTGTCCGCTCCGCCTGGAATTGATGGAAAGGGTACGGGATATGATCCTGATGATCTGCTTTGATTCATAACAAGTATGTTGATGATTACATCAAGGATTATGAAAAAGGGCACTTGCTGTTTAATAAGGAACGTATTCAGCTTGTTGATTATCTAAAAAAGTCTGTGCTATCTGACAACACACTGCATTTTGACAACGAACAGATTGAGAACTGCATTAAGTTCAGTGAGAAGTGGTTTTTCAAACTTCAGCCGTTCCAAAAGTTCTTGATTGCGTTCGTTTTTTGTATCACGAAGACGGGACCAATTATTATGAAGACTTTTTGTGGATGATGGGTCGTGGATCTGGTAAGAACGGATTGATTTCGGCATTAGGGACGTTTTTGATATCCGAATTTAACGGTATACCTTCGTATAATGGCTCGATTATTGCTAACAGCGAAGATCAAGCAAAAATATCGGTTGAAGAAATTCATGATGTAATGGAATCAAATAAGCCAAAGCTTAAACCTGCTTTCTATTGGACAAACGGTCTCATAAAAGCTAAAAAGACCAATTCTACTTTGAGATATCGAACTTCTAACGGTAACACGAAAGATGGTCTGCGAGATGGTTTCGTTATCTTCGATGAAATTCATGAATATCAGGATGACAGCAATGTCAAAGTCCACCTATCAGGACTTGGCAAGAAACAAAATCCTCGTGTCTTTTATATTGGGACAGATGGCTATGTGCGCGATGGCTTCATTGATACTAAGAAAAAACAAGCAGCAAATGTCTTGAGTGGAAAGGCTGCACCAGACTTCATATTTCCTTGGATTTGCAAAATCGACGATGTATCTGAAATTGATGATCCCGAAAAGTGGGAAAAAGCCGTTCCAATGATTGTAAAACCGTTGTCATCGTATGGTAAGACCCTTTATCGGCAAATCAAGAAAGACTACGACGCATTAGTTGAAGCGCCAAGCGGACGTGAGGAGTTTCTAACAAAGAGAATGGACTATCCCAGCACGTCCATGAACAGTAGCGTTGCACCTTGGGAAGAGATTGCGGCAACTAATCAACCGATTCCGCATGATTTAGACGGCAGAGAGGCAATCGGTGCCGTTGATTACGCGAGTGTGCGAGATTTTATTGCTGCGGCCGTGACGGTAAGATACCACGACAAACTAGTAACCATAGAAAAGCAGTGGGCTAGAAAGGACTTCTGCGATCAATATTACGCTTACAGTCGAAAGGACAGAATTGCGACACCAAATCAGCGTCTTAATATTCCACTTCACGACTGGGAAAGAATGGGCCTGATCGAAGTTGTTGACGAGCCACTCATGGATCCCAAACACGCATTAGAGTGGATGCAAGCGATGGCACAACGATTTGATATTAAAAAGGTTGTTATGGATAACTTTCGGTCCCTGACTATGCGAAAGATGTTTGAAGAGGCCAATTTTGAGGTTGATATCATTTACAATCCTACTTCTATTGATGGTTTGTTGGCGTCAATAATTGACGATGGTTTTCCAAGAGGACGTTTCATCTGGGGAGATAATCCTTTGCTCCGTTGGAATACACAGAACGTACTGGTAAAGGTAAACAAGGCAAATGGAAACAAGTCCTATGAGAAAAAAGAGGAAACTCGTCGTAAGACAGATGGCTTTAAGGCATTTGAATATACGCTGTACCGAGTAAATGAATTATCCGATGTGGACGTCAGCGAATCGCTGGCGTTTTTGAATGATCTCGACTTCTGAAAGGAGGTGAAAGCGTGAACTTCAACTTATTTGATCTGTTTACTCAACGAAAAGATGCCAGCTTTGCCTATGATCTTGATTTAATTGGTGGACAGCAGACACAAGTTTATCTGAAACAGTATGCGTTAAATACGTGTGCTTCTTTTTTAGCCAGAACGGTTTCTCAGTCCGAATTCAAAACTAAAAATGATGCGCTTTATTACAAGCTAAATGTCCGACCAAACTATAATCAAACAGCAACGAGCTTTTGGCAGGAACTGATCTTTAAACTCATTACAGATAATGAAGTGCTGGTCGTTCAGGACGATACAGGCGACCTACTGATTGCTGACAGCTACGTTCATAATGTCAAGGCAGTATATCCTGATACGTTTTCTGGAGTGGTGGTCAATGACTATCAGTTTCAGCGTGTGTTTGGAATGGATGACGTTTGGTTTATCAAATACAACAACGACAACCTAACCACATACACAAATCAGTTGCTGTCCGACTATGCTAATTTATTCAGTCGCATGATTAGCTTTGCCATGCGTAACAAGCAGCTAAGAGCAACGGTGGATTTCTCAGGCGTTACAAGTTTTGATAGCCAAACGCCTAAAGATGATGCGAATGGCAATAAGAAAGAGAATCCAGCTCAGAAATTCATTGATAAGCTCTTTAGTGCATTCAGAGACAACGATATTGCGATTGTGCCTTTACAAAAGGGCGTTAAGTACGATGAAGTTTCAAGCCAGTATAGTGGCGCAGATCAGGCATTTTCTGACATTACTGCTGCACGTAAAGAGGCAGTTGACAGCGTTGCAGAGATTCTAGGAATTCCACCAGCATTGATCCACGGTGCACAGGCGGAAGTTGATCAGAATCAACAAGAATTATTGAATTTTTGCATTGCTCCGCTTAATCAAAAATTGAGGATGAGTTAAATGCCAAGGCTGTAAGCCAGTCTTCATATGATCAAGATAAGGTCACCGTTTGGGGACTGAATAAGCCTAATGCTCTTAATCTTAGCGATGCAATAGACAAGCTAGTATCAAGTGGCGTATACAATCGTGACACTGTGCGAAGTTGGTTTGGCGACGATCCAATTCCAGACGGAAGCGGCCAGAAATATTACATCACAAAGAACTATGAGGAAGCAACGAAGGGAGGTGATAATAATGACTACAGTAATTCCAATTAACACTCAGCTTGTTGATGATGAGACTGCGAGTGTCATGAAGTCGTGGGGGCTAGATTTAGTAGCTCCAAACGCGATCCGCGAAATGCTCCCGACTGATAATTCAGACGTTGTAGTCGAAATTGATAGCCCAGGTGGATTGGTTACCGCAGGAAGCTCAATTGCGACGCTTTTGAAAGATTATCCCGGAACTGTAACGGCTAAGATTATCGGTCAGGCAGCATCTGCTGCTACAGTAGTAGCGCTGTCAGCTGACAAGATTATGATGGCACCAACGGCTACATTCATGATTCACCGTGTGTCAGTTTCTGGTATTTCTGGAAACTCCGGTGATCTTGACAAGTACAGCGATGTTCTTTCAATGCAAGATAAACAATTTGCTAACTTGTATGCATCAAAAACTGGTAAAACAGCAGATGAGATGCTCAAGCTAATGGCGGACGAAACGTATATGTCAGCACAACAGGCCAAAGATATTGGATTTGTTGATGAAATTATGTTTGAGGAAAAACCTACCTTGGTAGCGGGGCCAAAAACGATGCTGACAAAAGAGATCGTTGATGCTCTTAAGGAGTATCGAGAAATCAAGGACAAGCCAACAGAACCGGCTGTAAAGATTGACACCGATGAACTTGCTGAAAAGCTTGCAAATAAATTGAAACCCCATGAGGAACCTAAGCAAAGCAAGTTTGCAGGGTTCCTTTTTTAATACGAAAGGAGTCATAAAAATATGACTATGAGCTTTAAGAATTTAGATACCTTTGCGGAAAAACAAAAGGCATTCGCAGACATTGTCAAAAGTGGTGGTGATGCTGAAGCCCAAGGCAAGGCGTTTGGTGAAATGATGGACGCGCTTTCCACTGATCTCAATAGCTTCCAAGAGAAACTTAAGAATAAAACCCAAGAGGAAATTGATAACATCATTGCAGCCAACACCGGTGATGTGAAGATGACACAAGATGAAGTTAAATTCTTCAATGATATCTCGACCGATACTGGGTTCAAAAACGACCAGCTTATTCCACAAACCACCGTGGACAAGATTTTCGAAGATCTGACTTCTAATCACCCTCTGCTGCAAGCGATTGGTTTGCAGAACAACGGTGTGCGCCTGAAAATCTGGAAATCTGATGCTACAGGTGCCGCTGTATGGGGCAAGCTTTTCGGCGACATTCAAGGGCAGCTTGATGCTACGTTCACGTCTGTTGATGCAGAGATGAGCAAACTGACAGCATTTGTTGTGCTGCCTAATGATCTTGATTCATTCGGTCCGGCATGGGTACGCACATATGTTACTACCCAAATCACCGAAGCGTTTGCGGCCGCATCTGAATCTGCTTTTGTCGATGGCGATGGTAACAGCAAGCCAATTGGGCTTGATCGCGATCCGTCAAAAGGTGCCACTGCTGCTGGCGTGACAACCTATCCTGTTAAGGCTGATGCCGGTACCGTGACCCTCAAGGACGCTGACACAGCCAAGTTTGAACTAATGACCATCATTAAGGCTCTGTCCAAGAAAGCAAACGGCAAGCCTGTAGTTGCACGTGGTAACACCATTCTGGTTGTACAACCGGGTGCTTCGCTTGATTTTGAGCGTGCAATGACCATGCAAAACGTTAATGGTCAGTGGGTATATGCGCTGCCATATGGCATTCAGATCATCGAATCTCAGTATGTTCCAGATGGAAAGGCTATTGCTTTTGTTAAAGGCCGTTATGACGCATACATGGCTGGTGGCTTGAACATCTCTGACTTTAACCAAACGTTGGCCATTCAGGATGCAATCCTGTTCACTGCTAAGCAATTCTTCTATGGTGCGCCAGCAGACAGTAATGCTGCGCTTGTCTATGCACTGAATATCGCTGCGCCAAGTGCCTCCACAACTGGTGGGACGGGAAACTAGTATCCCCCGGCGTAACGGGGGTAGATAGCAACTCAACCGTTGCACAGCTGAAGTCATATCTTGATTCAAAGGGAATCAGTTACCCAAGCAATGCATTAAAGGCCGATTTACAGAAACTTGCGGGGGTGACATCAGATGAATGATGATCAGATTGAATCGCTTTTGACGGACTTTAAAGCTCGAATGAGCATTTACCACTCATCAGAAGATGCTGAGCTTAAAAACATGCTACAGGCCTCTTACGATGCAGTTAATCGCATGACTGGAGTGTCTGATATCACCAATAACCAATTCAAAGAGCTTGTCATTGAACGCACCAGGTATGTCTACAATGATCAGGCTGAATTTTTCGAAGACAACTTTCTGTCTACGATTATCGGCTTGAACCTACAAGCATATGGCGAGGAGGACGATGACAATGGTTAGTCGTCCAAGCTTTCAGTATCAGGCTCCAAAAGTTGATAGTGGAAAATTAAGAATACCGATTCACTTCTATGCTCAAGATGTTGGTGATTCACCGGAGCCAACAGACATTGAGCCTAAAGAAGTGTTTTTTGTCTTTGCGATGCCTATTCGCCAAGCAATAAGGACAAGGTAGTTCTTGATAGCCACGAGGTTGACCTGGGCGTCACTGTGATTATTCGCGATACCAAGGGTGAATTCATTCCTAACAACAAAATGACAGCGTTTATTGAAGATTCTCGCTATCAGGAAGTTAAGGAATGGCAGATTGAAGAAGTTCGCCATGATTTTGAAGCCAACAGGTTCATTACGCTGGTATTGGGGGCGAAGCAATGACAGTAACTTTGGACGTTAAAGGTTTAGAAGACTTAGAAAACAAGCTAAGTCAAAAATTTAGTGATCGCAAGGTTGCTAAATATGTCAACAACGCGTTAACCATCGCTGGCCGGTATGCAGTTGTCGAGCTTAAGCAAGCTGCAGCAAGCTATCGAGACACTGGCGCAACAGTAAATGAAATTACTGCGGGCAAACCACGGCTTCGTGGTGGGGTGCGCAATATCAAGATTGGATGGTCTGGTGATGGCACGAAGCAACGGTGGCGCTTAGTCCACCTCAACGAATTTGGGTATACCAGAAATGGTCATACGTATGCTCCAAGAGGTATAGGGAAAATTCGGTCATCCTATGATGAAATGCAACCTAAATTGAAAGAATTGGAAGCTGCAGAATTGAGGAAACTGCTATGAAAGACATGCTGAACACGATTTATACAGAGATACGTGGTGATCCGCTAGTATCTCAGTACCCGATTAAGTATTACGACTATCCAGAAGCAGCTCCTAAGGAAACGTTTGTTCTAATCAAACCGTTATCTCCTCCAACAGCTGCTTTTGGTGCCAGTGATAAGGAACTAGCGCAGCAGCTAACTTACCAGATTGATGTGCAATCCGGTGATCGCATGCTGTGTAAGCAGATACAACAAGCAATCAAAAAACACATGTACTCGTTAGGCTTCTCGCAATTATCAGAGGGGCTTGACGAGTTTTTTAGTGACACGAAACGGTATGCCGATGCACGGCGTTATCGAACTGTCACACAACTTTATAACGTTGATTATTAGAAAGGAGTCATCACATGACTTTAGTACATTTTCCACGTATGACCATTCAGCCATTTGACGGTAAAACAGGAGATCCTGATGGTGATCCAATCGTCGTTCAAGGCGATCCAAATAAAGGCGGTACTATCACTGCCGAAATTTCAGGATTATCAAGTAACCCACTGAAGACTGCCGCATCAGATATTGAATACTGGATTTCGCAAGAAGGCGTTGGGGAAGTATCCGTAGATTTCACCTTAATTGATTTGCCATTTGATTCTGAAGCGAAAATTCTTGGCCAGAAAACCACTGAAGCAGGTATTACCTACGTTGGTAATGACACTAACCCACCATACTGCGGCGTTCTTTTAGAAGCAGAAAGTTTGGCTGGGGACAGCGCATACTTAGGCTTCTTCCGCGGCAAGTTTGCCAAGGACAAAGAGACCTTGAATACACAAGACCCAGCCGACAAGAAGGCCCCAGAAGGCGATAGCTATACGTTTACTGCGGCCGGCTCACCTGATAGCGGTGATCAAAAAGGCGAGTATGTTGCTAAATATGTCGGGTCTGATGCAGCAGCCATTAGCACAGTGAAAGCGCAGGTATTAAAGGCAACCCCAAAACCGTAACGGTGTCTGGGGTATCTCTGACACCGGCAACAACTAGTGTAAAAGTTGGAGCAACCACCGCATTGACGGCTACCGTTAGCCCAACGGATGCAACTGACAAATCTGCTAGTTATGCATCAAGCAATACATCGGTCGCTACTGTCAATGCTAATGGCGTTGTAACTGGTATTTCGGCTGGCTCTGCTACCGTCACTGTGACGACACATGATGGAAGCAAAACAGCAAGCACTGCGGTAACCGTAACTGCTGCTTAAAAATACAATTGTCGCCTCAGAAATAAACAATGCTGATTGAATTCAGGGCGGCATCTAACATAAGGAGACTTATCATGCTGAAACTTGATTTACGTAATAAAGATGGCAAAGTTGAGCACTTTCAAGAAACATTCGTGCCCGCTTTAAAATTGATTGAAGGCTTAAAACTAACTCCTGAGAACTTTCCTGATCTGGATGAATCAGATTGGATGGAAAAAAACGCAGAATTTATGGCTTCTTGTTTTGAAGACAAAAGCGTAACTAAGCAACGAATTTTAGACGGTGTTGCCGCTTGGGACTTCAACAAAGTATTTAACACCTTCAATCAGCAGCTTTTCGGGATTGACCCAAAAAAGCGGAAGCGAGCGAATCAGCAGAAAAGAAGCATTAAATCAAATCTACAAAATGATTCGTTCGGTCGTTACAAACGTTCCGGGGTTCACGATCAATGACATTATGAAAACTGATTGGGAGACGCTACAAGAGGTGCTGCTACAAAGTGAACCCGAGAAAGAAAAGGCAGTCTCACTTGCTGACTTTATCAAATCAATGTAGGAAGGAGGAAACAAATTGGCAGAACCATTAGGTCAAATGATGATCGAGCTTGGGCTTGATGATACCAAGTTTGGTAACGGTCTGAAGAACGCCAAGTCACAATTGAAGTATTTCGGGTCTGAGATGAAAGCTCAGGCCTCTTTTTATGACGCTTTTGGAAGTAAAGTAGACGGCTTAAGTGCCAAAGAGCAGAGCTTGACCAAGATGATTGCTGCGCAGTCAAAGGTCGTGGCTGAGTCTAAGAAGGCATATGATGGATCACTGACCTCAAGCGGTGAAATGACAAAAAGCTCAGCTAGACTAGCGGCTAATTTTGAAGCTGAGCAGTCAAAACTCGCATCACTGGCTAAACAGTACATCAGTACCGCGCAAGCAGAAGCGGAAATGAGTGTTAAAACAACCGGCGTAACCGGTGCAATTAACAAGCTTGGTACGGCTCAGATAGCTATTGGCAATCGCATGAAGTCACTTGGCGATAGCATGACTACTGGCATCACGGTGCCTGTAGCTACGGCTTTTGTCGCTGCTACTGCCAAAGCAATCAAATTTCAAAATGAAATGCTTATAATTCAAAACTTGCTGTCAAATGGCGGAGAAAGTGCAAAACAAGCAATATCAGGTGTCAGTAAAATGCAGTCTGATGCAATTCAGTATTCCAATCACTATGGTGTTTCAGTAAACGAAATTGCGAAAGGATACGAGGAACTTGTTCGTCGTGGCTATACCTCTAAGCAAGCCATTGGAGCCATGAAAACCGAATTACAAGGATCACTAGCATCTGGGGATGATTTTAATGATGTCCTTAAGGTAGGATCTTCTACGTTGGAAGCATTTGGAATGCGCGCTAGTAGCACTGCAAAAATGACTTCTAACACAAAAAAAGTGATTAATGAATTAGCATATGCAGCTGATTTAACTGCAACAGATTTTCAAGGCCTTGGTGTAGGGATGTCTTATGTCGGAACAACAGCACATGTTGCAAACGTTAGTTTATCTGAGACTGCTTCCGCCATGGGCATTCTTAGCAACAACAACATTGAGGCAGACAAAGCTGGCACTGGGCTTCGCAAAGTTATTCTCTCTCTAACTGCAGCTACAGATGATAACTCTGCCGCTACTGATAAACGAAATAATAAAATACAACAGCAAATTGAAAGACTAAAACTTCAGGCCCAGGGAGAAAAAGCAGGGAGTAATGCTTTAGCAAAAACAAATCTAAAAATAAAGCAATTAACAGATGACATGAATGAACAATCCGAATCTGCTAAAGGAGCTTCTGGTGCGATGCAACAACTAGGCATTAAAAGCAGTGACTTGGTGGACGGAAAAGGTAGATTGAAGTCATTGTCAACTATTTTTGGAATGATCAATAGACAAATGGACAAATTGTCTATGACGGATAGTGAGCGAACAAACATTTTTCGAAAAATGTTTGGGACTACTGGGGTAGCTGCAGGAACTGTGTTAGCACAAAATAGCAAACAGTTGGCCGAATTAAATGATCAGGTTGATAAGGCTGAGAAAAAGAACTATGTAGGCAGCTTATCGGAAAAGAACCTTAAGTCTGCTCAAAATCAGTTAAAAGTTCTACAGCAAAATGTTGAAAACTTAGGAATGACACTTGCACAAAAAGTTCTGCCTAGTGTGCAACCTATTATCAAGGACTTGACTGATGCTGTTAATTGGTTTGGTAAGCTGAATCCACAGGTCCAGCAAAACATTGTTAAGTGGGGGCTGTTGGCTGCGGCCATGGGCCCAGTGCTTAGCATTGGTGGAAGACTAACTACAGGGCTTGGAAAATTAGGCACCTCATCAGTTGGCCTTATTGCAAAAATAGCCGGATTGGGTGCTAAATCGCAAGCGGCAAAAACGATTATGGGTCAGTTAACAGATGCAACAGGCAATGTTGTAGGCACCTTGACGAAAGCTGGCGGTGCCGCAACCAATACAGGTGGCTTAATTGGAAACCTAGCCGGAAGAATGACTGTTGCCGCTGGTGAAACAGGCGTTTTAGGAAGCGCGTTGACCCCGTTAGGGCTTGGAATGATAGCTGTAGCCGGTGCGGCAACGATTGGTGTCGTTGCTTGGGAAGGCTTCGGCAAACAGATGGTTGAGTCTTCCAATCGTGCTTCGCGATGGGGATCTGACATCGGCAAAACGGCCGATACTGCGGCAACTGAAATGTCACAATACCAAAGCAAAGTTGATGTTGCCATGTCTGGGGCATCCGGTTCCGTCTCTAGCAATGCAAAAACTATTAACTCAGCATTCAGCGGTATGATTACATCTGCTCAAAAGGCAAGCAAGGCTCAGAAAAAGGCTGCTGATGATGTTGCCAAGGCTATTGGTGGCGAAGCCGCTGCTGCTCTTGAAGAAGAGGCCGGCAAAGAAGAGTCCGCTCGCAACAAAGAGATTGCGAAGATGAAGTCATATGCTAAAGAAGCACATGACATCTTAAAAAATTCCGCCGACAACAACGTTGCTCTTAATGCGGAACAACGCATTAAGATTGGCAATATTCAGGATGAAATGGCCGAAGCTCAGATTAAGACACTTGGATTAACAGCAAAACAGCAACGTCAAGTGCTTGCTGCTGAGCTAGGCGAAACCAGCAAGATGTCCGTAAAGCAATTGTCATCAATGGCAAAGTCCATTGGTGATGCTTCGTACCAAGAGATGTCGAGCTATGAGCAAAGGCTTAAAGCAATCAATGGGAATGCACAGCTTTCTGAAACTGAAAAAACGTGGCCATTGAAGCTCTTGAACGGGAACACATTGCAACGATGGATAAGCTCGGCGGAGACTATATCAGAGTTGCTAAAGCACAAGGTAAGTCACATTCTGAAATCATTTCTGAGCTGACACAACAGTATGGATTTACTGCTACGCAAGCCGCTGAAGCGTGGGATACGTACAACAGCAGAACTAAGGCCGCGGCAGATCAAACTAAAAAAGCCGTCAGCGTCTCATTAGATGGCTTATCTGGCTCTGTCAAAAAGGCTGCCGAAAGCTGGAACAACCTGAAGCTGACAGACAAGGACGGTAAAGTCAAAACTAACGCCGTCGAAGAAGTTCAGAAGGCCGTTAAAAGTGGCAAGACTTGGAATGCTATTCAGCTTTTGCTACAAGAAGGCAAAATGACAACAAACGCTCAAGACATGGTTGCAAAAGCCCTAGCTGCTAACAAGCAGTGGGACGATTTGAAGTGGATTGAGAATGATCTGCACTTGTCTTCAAATGCTAAAGAGCAAGTTGCAAGCGCCATGATTGCTAACAATCAGTGGAATGTCTCTGACTGGAAGGAAGCTCAGATATGGGCAACTAACAAAACCAATAGTGCAACAATTGAAGCTCTTGCAAACGTAGGAAAATGGGATAGCTTGACCCCAGCACAGCAGCAATTAATTGCGCAAGCCAAGACAGGAGCAGCGTTGCAAGAGACCCTAAAAGATTTGGGCATATGGAACGATGTGTCATCTAAAGTACGGCAAGCAATTTTGAAAGCCATTGACGAATCTACACAACCCGCTGCACAAGCTAAGCGAGCTGTTGATTCATTTGTTGAACAAACCAAAACATCTGTTTTGAAAACTATTTATGTTGAAGAACATATCACGCAGGGGCGAGCTTTTGGCGGTTCAGCAAACATAGCAACACGAGCTAAAGGTGATTCTAATTTTACCGGCGGCCTCGCAATGGTTAACGATCAAAAAGGTCCAACGTTCCGTGAAGCTATTATCCACCCTAATGGTGGGATTGAGATTCCATTTGGTCGTAATGTGATTAAACCAATTGAGAAACATGCTCAAATTGTCCCTGCCGGAATTACGGCTAGAATGTTTCCAAAGTTGCCTCAATACGCCAATGGTAAAGACATTCCAGCAAACGCAACAGCACTTAGCCTAGCAAACCAAGTGACTCAATCATTGGTTGGCCAACAGCCAGTTAGTGTCAGCAATTCTTTTGATACAAAAATCTTGAAAAGTTGCTTATGTCGATTCAGTCTATGATGTCGGCGCTGATGCAACGCGATACAACGATTGATATGGATGGACGTAAAGTTGCCGAAGTTCAATATCCGTACTTGTCTAAGATTCAAAGCATTCAAGCTCGTCGTTATAACAGAATAAGGGGGTATACGAATTGAAGAAAGAAATTGCAGTTAAATATGGAGATCTTGATTTATCACCGTACTTTATTGTTTCTAGCGTGACGATGCCCTTTTTATACAAAGACAATCAGTATACTCAAATAGGCCGATCAGATGGTGAAAGTCTGATTTATTCTCGTAATGCTAAAACGAAAATCACTATCCAAGGAACCATCTTGACTCAGGAAACGAACCTTACCGTGGCTGAAACTAAAGATGAGTTAATTAATGCCTTAAAATCAGACACTATTCAGCAACTAACGTTGTCAAACTATCCGGGAAGATATTTCAACGCTATTTTCGATGGGACTCAGGACTTTGACGGTACTTTTGACTACATTGCCACGGTAGAACTAGTATTCACTGTTCCCGATGGCATTGCGCACTCGGTAGCCACGCAGACGGCTGACAATATGCCATACAAGGACGTGCCGGTGAACATGCTTACCGATTCTGGATTTGAATCAGGAAATGTTCCAAGCGTTACATGGGGACCATCAGCAATTGGAACTATTGCAGCAAGCAGCGGGGGAGCAACCTTACCCATACCCTTTGGCAACTATATGCTGAAGATTGACAGTAATGATACATCTACTGTTTTAGACCAGTTTGTATCATATCCGTTAGCAAACGCGGTTTTAATTAAATCTGGTGAAACTTGGACATACAGTTACTATTATGCCAGTGCAGGAGCTGCAGCAGGACAAGCCTCAGACTATTTGCTAAATGGCGGCAATGGAAACCCGATTTTTGGGCTTTCGATGGGGCACGGAAATCGAATTACCACTGGAGGGCAAACCGCTTGGCATAGATTTACTGCTACATTTACAGCGAATGCGGATGTGACTGTTACACATCTTCGGTTTGGATTTGTTAAAAGCGGTACTAACCATGGCTGGATTTGTATTGATAATATTAAGCTAGCACAAGAACCCACCGCATCTCCATGTTCGCCTAACCCAGCTGATCCTGAATACTATTCCGACACCATCACAGTGCCTAATGCTGGGACGTATCCATCTGAGCCGGTTATCACGGCTACTATCAACGGTGATGACGGCGTGTTAACTGCTATTAATGATCAGGGAAGTGTGCTACAGTTTGGCTCTCCCGATGAGACTGATGGCTTTGTGAAACAAAAGTCTGAACGCGTTTATCATCTCGATTTCAATCAGACACCGACAGGGGTCACGCTCAATAATGGGGTTACGGCTTTTCCTTACTATGAGCATGGCAATGATGCCAACGTACAGTCGGGACCATTTGGATATGCAAATGGTATTGCCTACCCGTCCACTGAACGAACTTCTTCCAATTACTGGAACGGGCCTTCAATGAGCGGCACCATTCCGAAAAATTCGAATGGCTCTAACACGGCTAATTTTCAGTTTGTCAATCGTATCAATGTTGGGACGAATGCCGCAGAAGTGGGCCGTTTCGAGTTCAATTTRACGTATCAAGGCAAGATTGTCGCTTCTCTTGCGCTGTTTGAYGATAGTGCCTCTAATGACCAGTGGGTTTTCTCCGGCACAGTCTATGATGGCAGCCAAGCACAGATGCTCTTCTTTGACTTACTGCCACGCAATTACTATCGTGACGGCAACTACAATGCCGTACACTACCAAAACCTAAGGTTCAAATTTCCGAAGTTTAACCC